AGGAAGTTCTTCCGGCAACAGCAAAAACGGCTCTCCGGCTCTCTGAGCGGCACTGAGAAAGCAGACTGGAGCGTGTGGGATGTCCTGATGCCCTACATCACGGAAAACCATGTGGAAGACAGCGCCGCATGGTCTGCCCTCGGTGAGCAGGAGCAAAAAAATCTTGTGGAGCAGTTCATTGGTGGCCTTGTCAACTGGCCGTCCGAAGAAACGGCAATGGAAGAAATCTTCAAGCCGCTTTGGAAGCAGACCTATGATGAGGGTACCCGGATTGCAAA